CAAGGTGATGATGGTTCTACTCATGAGTATGAAATGGAATGGGCCTTTAACAAGCCGATGAGCATGGATGAGGTATTAAACGGTGCCAAACATATCAGGCTTGAAGAAGGTGGAATTAAGAAGCGGTGGGTTGGCGTAACCAAAAACTGGATCAAGGATCTGGATGCTGAATTTGATGATTCATACAAGGCGATTAAAGCGGTTGCGATTGCTCGCTGTACTGCCGTAGTTGAGCAGAGAAATCCAGCAGCGGTACTACTGGGCAAGATGATTAGTTGGGGAGCCACAGCATGACTAAGCATGACAACGTGAGCCGAGAGGGAATTATGAAAGCGACTGAGTTTGTGAAGAAATTTAGGTGGGATTTAGTTGCTGAGCATTTAGAGAGCGCACCGGAGTCGGCAACTGTAATTTCCGGTTTGACATGTCAATTTTTTAAACAGGATGACAATTCTCCAGTTTGGTCAAGGGTCTACTACAGCAATGGAAATGAGTGCAGTGTAACTAGATTTTCACCAATTATTAGCCCGATTGAGATTGAAGATTTAAAACGTCTTATTAAGAGTCGTGAGTTGATTGCTGATTACTACGGATTAAGCAGGGCAAAAGAGCACGCTGATTCAGAATACACGGCACCTGAACTCAAGGATGCACTAAAACAAGCCATCGCAGACGTGGAGGCATGCCAATGAGAGAGCAGTTTGAGAAGTTGCCGGATATAGCTAGGCGTATACATAAGCTTGTATTTCAGGAAGACCTTAATTGCTACCGTAATAAGGCTAAATCTAGCGATATTCATTTGGTCACTTGGGTAAACGGAGCTTGGTACTTATATCAATATCTAAAAGCCCAGCGTCAGAGCTCTAAAGATGAATTTATTACCCTTACTCAGGAGTGGCACACCAAAGGATGGAATGCACGACAGAGTGAAATTGATGAGTTGAAGGCCCAGCTCGAATGCTGCCGGAAAGAGAATGCAGTGTTGTTGGGGAAGGTGGGTGAGTTGGAAAAGAATGAATTTTTGTTAGCACGAGTCAAAACCATCCTTGGCTGCGAAAAAAAGACCAATTTGCTTGAATCAATCATAGTTCGTGATTTGAGGAAGGTTCTGCGAGGTGAGCATGAAGGCAATTAAGATTCCGTGTGAACATGATTTGCTTAACAAAGATCCTGAAGTTTGGGCAGATGCGGTTATGCGTTGCAAAGGTGGCAATCCGTACTGTGGTGCTGATGGGTATTGTCATGCAGGTGGAGAGTGTTTTGCAGATCAAAAGCTCACAAGGGAACAGGCTATTTTAGAGGTAGATCGTCTAGCTCAGGAACTTTATGAGGCAAAGCGAGAGAATGATCTCTTGAGAGCTTTACCTTCAAAGCTTATTCAACAATTAGAGATTGCGCTAGAACACAACAAGAAAGCTGGCCAGTCACAACGAGTTTTCGCAATCAAATATTGTATTGCTGAGATTAATAAGAATTTGCGAGGTGCCAATGACTAACCTCCGCATCACCACAGCACAAGCGCGTAAAGCCGGACTAGGCCCTCGATTTGGTGTGAAAACCAAGTCGGGGAAGCGAACAACCAATCCAGATCCGGTGCCGAAAGTGCCGGCCCATCTAGTCGAAGGTCAGGGATTCGGCGTGATGAATGATGAACTGCTTTGGTGTGAAGTTTTAATCACTCCGCCGACAGTCAATCACTACTGGATTCGAGGCAAGAACAAGACTAACCGACTCAGTAAGCGTGCAATCCACTTTATTGACGTTATGAAGCGTTTTATTGAGCCGGCAGGGTACTTAGGCAGAGTTCGCGTAAAGATCGAATACGCGCCACCTGATGCGAAAGTAAGGGACATCGATAACATCGTAAAGCCTTGCTTTGATGCACTGTCAAAAACTGGACTGATTCAGGATGACAGTCAGGTGGATGAACTGACAGTTAAACGGTTGCCGGTCTTCAAAGGCGGAAAGCTGGTAATTCAGGTTGAAAAGTTGAAGGTATAAGGGGAAAGCAATGGAGAACGCAGTAATTTACGAAGTGGGCACCTTTGAAAAGTATGAAGAGGGATTTCATGCGTTCTTCCGTTGCCTGAACAAAGATCGAGCCGTAGAGGTCCTTAATGTGGCGAGAGAGATTGTCGCAAAAGTACCAGAGTACGTACTGGATCAAACAGATGAGGAATACATGAAGGTAGTCAGGCTGTGCGAGGGTCTTAATCAGGAATTTGAGCAGAGAACAGGTAAGAAGTTTGACATCACTATGTATGGCGGTGATCTCTACACAATAGAAATGCGTGAAATGCAGTTGGATAGATAAGGGGAACGGGATGAATGCGGCAGTGACGAATCGAGAAAACTTTGAATGGCTAGGCGACCAAATAAGGGCTAAAACAGCCTGTTATGAGGTCAGCATTAGAGCTACAGGTGAGCGTCCACCAAATTGGGAGGAGAAAGCTGGCGCATTCGCAAAAATGGAAGATGATTTGCAAAAAGACTTGGCTCTGTTGTTGGCATTTGGAGACTATGCCGATAATACAGTGCAGTTTAAGAATGTTCAGGCTTTTCTTTTTAAAGCAATCTATGCTGTAGCGTCACAGGAAAAAACACGTAAGCCAGGTCTTGATAAGCTGTGCAATCAGATTGCTCGTATGGAGTTATATTTTTACTTTCATCCGCATCTTGAAGCTAAGTTTACTGGTGAAGGTAGATTGTGGTTTGCAGGCGTAGAAATTGCCTATAAGACATATCAGAACAATTGGAAGCACTTTGGGGATGCAGCAAAAATGATGCTTGAAGAAGCTGAGATTACAGCAAGTGACATCATTACTAAGTACAGAAAAGATTTGCGAAAACAATAATTGACTAAATTCATCCCGTTAGTGTATATTTTTTATATACTGGTCGTATTACGGTTCAACCGAGACCAATCTCAAGAAGCTCACTATTTTAGTGGGCTTTTTTCGTTTCTACGGAGTGAAAAAAATGGCCTGGCTTTCAAATCGACATGCACCAACCAAACCCAATCAATTATGTACTCTAGCAATCAAGGTAGATGATGAGTCAATTGATTATCTCCCTGCGATTTGGGATATATGCGATAGTGAAGATAAATACTTTACTTTAACCGTGGACCGGCCTGATCTGGGTGATGTAATTCGATTAAATCAGGTCGAAGCCTATATGACTTATCAGCCCTTAACTGCTGAAGATAAGAAGAAGTTTTAATAAGCTCGCCAAATGGTGGGCTTTTTTATCGGAAAAAAAATTCTTTTTATGAATATTCTGCTTATAATCTAGGCTCAAACAACCTCAGGTGAGGCTGCCAGTATTTTAATGAACTGATTGTGAAATCATCATTAAGATAATAAAGATGAAAAGAGCTAATAGCTTCATCGTCTTTCTCCTTAGGTTTTAGGTGTTAAAGATCACCACGGGCATGACGTGGCAGTACTGTTTATGGAAGTAAGCGGTGAAAACCACTAGGATTAGTGGTATGCATGCTCAAGGGCCTAAGTAATTAGGCTCCCCCCCATTTTTTAGTAATTAGAAAGACCAATAGCCTGCTCACAGAAATGTGGGCTTTTTTTGTGCCTGATCAAGGAGAAAGGAATGCTCCGATATATACGCCAGATATTCTGCTTCCATGCGTGGGAGTTCGGGAATGATGTGTTCAGGGTGAAGGAATGTAGGAAGTGTGGGAAATGTGAGAGTGCGTGAGCGCTCTTTTTTGTTGTCTAAAAAAGGTAAAAACCATGTCAGAACAAGAGATTGAAAAAGAGATTCAAGATAAAGGCTTAAATGCACCCCGTATAACACCAGAGCATATTGATTCAGTTATTCAAAGTGTTCATTACTTTACGGCTAGTGATGGTTATGCAGGTGCGCTTGCATCTTCTGAAGAATTTAACTCACTGCCTGAAGGTGAGCGATTCATCAATCCACCACAGCAGCTTGACCTATTAACCTTCTGCGTAATCGTTTTGAAAAACGGTTTCACGGTTACAGGTGAGTCAGCATGTGCAAGCCCAGAAAACTTCAATGCTAAAATTGGGCAGAAAGTTGCGTATGGAAATGCCCGTGAAAAGATATGGGAGCTTGAAGATTATTTACTGAAAGAAAAGCTTTACCAAGAGTCGATAGATAAAGAATTTTAAGCCCTCTTCGGAGGGTTTTTAATAATGTATTAACTTGAATATCTTAAAGCACGATAAATAATAGTTAGGGTGGTGGCGATCAAAATATATAAGATATAGTGACCAATACCATCAGAAGGATTGTTTCTAAAGTAGAAGGATAAGCCTAATACAATGATAAATATTACTAACTCTTCCATATTAATAAACTCATAAGTTTGACTGAATTTTATTGCACCTGTAATAACTAGACAAGTTTAAAGAAAGATCAAAACTAATAGAAAAAATTATATTTAGAAGTTCACCTCCTCCGGGAGGTTTTTTTATGCATTAAAAAACTCGGCTTCAAATGAAGGCCGAGTTCAGTATCGAGTAGAACTGGGAAAGGCATACTGCTGTCACAGTATGCCAGTCTCCTGACAGACCACGCCTGTCAAAAGCAAGCCCAGCCATCGTGCACACGATGTGCGAAGGCTATCAAAAAATCATGCTTTTGCACAGGAAAATTAAAATGCAATTAATTAATTGTCGATCATGCGGCCGCTTATTGGCTAAAGGAGTTTTTACTGTTTTAGAAATTAAATGTCCGCGATGTAAAACAATCAATTCCCTGAGCATCGTGAATGCCCAACCTGATTGCCTCGAGCAACTAAAACCGAGCCTTAAATAAGGCAATTTTTTAATCAAGAGGATTTAATCATGACAACTTTAACCCCAGAATTACGTCAAGCTTATCACGATGCAGTTCAAACTTTATTTGCTGGAACTTTGCAATCTACTCCAGACGATATCAATCAAGAGGTCGTTGATGATATTGATACGATGATGATTGAGATTTCAAAGTGCTCAAAGGCGTTTACGGAATTGGGCTTCAACTTGATTTATGAAGCCACGGTTCAAGTAGCAGTTGGGTATGTAATTTCAAAAATACTTGATGGCCTGGCAGCAAACTATGCGAAAGACAAAGTTAATGAAAAACTTAAAGAAGTTCTAATGGACTGGGTTAACTCATTGATGGGAAATAACCAATTCAAAGCATGTATTAACGTTGCTCGAGTCAATTGGAAGTCAAAAGTAGCAATTGATTTACTAGGTCTCTAACTTAATAGTTAATTTTAGGCACCTTCTTCGGAAGGTGCTTTTTTTATGGGTAAAGTTGTCCCGAATTGACGAGAGAATCTATGAGAAAAATAGCAGTCTTCATTACAAGTATTTTTTTAATATTAACTTCTACTATAACTAATGCTGCAACTGTTGGAGGATGGGTATTATCAAATCCTAAACCTCAAGGAGCATCCACTTTATATGATGCTTCTAAAACAGTTTTAGATAAAACAAGAAAATCAACTGCACTGATCACCCCCAACTCTTCTCAGGTAGCTAAAGTATTACGTGGTGGAGTGGCTGGCTATGCATTATCTGTAGCAGTAGAGCAATTATTAGGAGCAGTAGATTGGGTTTTAGATCCAGTTAACAATCGAATTAATTATCAAGATCCTTTAGCTCAGATTAATCCAAATAGTCCACAGCTAAAATATTATTATGAGCTTTCAATTATTACACCACATGAGTCTTTTAAGGATCTTTCAACACTTTGTTTAAGAGTAAAAGAAATACGAGTTGGATGGGGTAATGAGGTTGAGTGTATTGTTGACTTAGATCAGCAAGGTAATGAAACTAATAGAATTGTTGCAATAGGTTTATATGGTTCTTATGGAGATATCGGTAGCCGAAATATTAATCCAGAATATAACCCTTCAGCACCAAATAATGAAAAAAGTATTTCTCTAGAAACTGTCGCCCAGCGCGTTATTACTAATGCCGGCTATAATGACTCTAATGCTCAGGCAGCAACAAGTGCAGCAGCAGAAAATATGGCCACAGATGCTGAAGCTGATGAAGATGCAGCTCAGCCAATCAAAGAACAACTTGAAAACAATGCTGTAGACGTAGGATCAGGTGATCCAAATGATCCTGATGATGAGCCTGAAAATAATGGTAAGCAGGCAAAACATCTAAATGATAAGCAGATAGGGAATTTAGTTGGTAATTCAAAATGGCATAAAACTAAGCTTAAAGATAATATTAAGGAAGCTTATAAAAAACAATTAAAAGGATCTAAAAATTTCGATTTTTACAGAGACCCTAAGACGGGAGATATCTTCATTAAAGGTAATCAGTCTAAAGAAATGATCTATATCAACTTAGAGAGATTTTTATAATGTTCATAAGAATTTTATTCAAAGCCTATGGTAAAAACTTTAATGCCAAAGAATGTATTGAAGAGTTGATCTCTAGCGAATTAAAAATTGATTATGATGAAAAATATCCTAATCTTTTATCATTTGAACATCCTAAAGAGTTTGCGAAATATTGGGATGAGGCTTATGAGAAAGCCTATTTGGAATTTATCTCTAACAATATACATATTCTTAAAGGCCTAGGGGCTTATGATTTTGAGTTCGTCACAGATATTTATAAATATAGTGATGAGCAATGTAATTTTGAAATATTGAGTCGAGGTTTCCTACCTTATATTGGGAAGTACGGAATAAGTCTACCAGTAAGCGTGTATACAATTGATGAAGGTGACGAACCTTTCATGTAAATATTAAAAAATAACTCTAGGGTTATTGATTTAATATAACTCTAGGGTTATAATTACTTCATCAAGATATGATGGAGATAAAATGAAAAGTCTGGATTTGATCAAGATGATTAAAGCAGACGGTTGGTACGAGGATAGGGTTGTTGGAAGTCATCATCACTTTAAACATCCAAGTAAAAAGGGTTTAGTAACCATTCCCCATCCTAAAAAAGACTTACCAAGCGGAACTGTAAGAAACATCTTGAAGCAAGCGGGTCTGAAATGACCCGCTGTATTCAGGCTTGAAAATCTCCCGAATGAGGTGAAGTATGTTATATCCGATTGCAGTAGAAAAAGGTTCAGATACAGAAGCCTATGGTGTAATTGTTCCCGATATTCAAGGTTGTTTCTCAGCAGGTGATACTTTTGAGGAAGCGCTTGAAAATGTTAAGGAAGCAATTGCAAGTCATTTAGAGATTCTCGCGGAAGATGGTGAGGAAATTCCTTTGCCATCTGAAGTAGATAAATATCTAAATGAAGATGAGTACAAAGGTTTTATCTGGGCAGTTGTAGAGGTTGATGTAAGTCGTTATTTAGGAAAAGCTGAAAAAGTAAATGTGACTTTGCCAAGCCGCTTAATCCGCTTAATTGATGATAAAGTTGGGAAAGATAAAGTTTATAAGTCTAGATCTGCTTTTTTAGCTGCGGGAGCTGAGAGGCTTTTGCGTGCTTGAGTTAGAGAGTTTAATTTAAAAAGACCCTGCCATTCGGTGGGGTTTTTATTAAGGCAGTTGTCGGAAAAATATTTAATTAAAACAAGCGATAGGTATATTAAAAAATCAATAAAAAAGGAAAGAATTATGAAAAAAATGATCTTTATTTTAACTTTGACTGCATTGCCTGTAATTTCGTATGCTGATTGCACTGCTGGGAGTTTCAGTCTTACGGGGGGCACAAACACAGGTAATGATTATAATAATTATGTTAGTTTAATGACTCAGAAGGTCATAACACATATACAACCTAATATGATCCTCGAAGCTATAGCGACTAGCTCATTTAAAGCTATTGCAGGAAGTAATATTATTGCTTATGAATATATCATTAATAAACCTTCTGGTTTAAATGAAAAAGAAAGTACAGCCACAATAACAACAAATGCTTCAAGCTCAGGTGAAGGAATTGTAATAAGTTCCTTAAATAATATTGAGGGTGATCAATTAGCAATAATTCCCTCATCAAATCTTATACCTAAAACCAGAATTAATGAAAATCCTGCTGTAAACTCTAACAGAATTGGCTTCTATATTAACACCCAGTCTAAATCAATCGGCTACATAATTAATGGTGTAAATAAGGGTTATAAATGGACATATACTCAACCTTTAAGCGATGTACTGTTTTATATGGGAGTATCATTTGGTGATTTTCAATCTAACTCTTCAAAAGTTGGATTAACTGTTTCTCAGGAGCTAGTTACAGACCATTCTAAGCTTCAATTTATGTATCCTTCAGGAACTACTGATATTTGTGGAAATATTATTTAATGTTTTTTTGCTATAAGCCCGCCATTCGGTGGGTTTTTTAATGAGGTCAATATGTCAGAACAAATCAATGAAGTGGAACTTCCACCTGGTGCGCTTGAGTTGGAGAACGCGGATTATGAGAAGTTCTGTCTTGAGTACATCAAAACTAATAGTGTTGCTGAAGCTGGCCGGGTTGTGGGTTGGGCTAAGCGTCAAAACTCGCATAAGATTTATTTGCGACCAGAAGTTCAAGAGCGCATCAAGTATTTAAAAAGTGAGATGCTGGCAGAATTGGGATTAGACACATTTTACGTATTGAAGAACCTGAAATCTGTTGCTGAGCGTTGTATGCAGGCTGAAGAGGTTTTGGATCGTGAAGGTAATCCTGTGCTTATTCAGGGGCCAGATGGTGATTATGTGCCTCAATACAAGTTTGATCAGGCAGGTGCAAACAAGTCGCTTGAGCTCATTGGCAAGCATGTGGGTATGTTCAATGAAAAGGTAGAGCATACTGGCAAGAATGGCGGGCCAATCCAGACAGTCAATACAACTATTACTTTGGATGAGTTTAAAAAAGCCCGAGAGGATATTTTAAATGACTACTGAAGCGAGAGATGTGGCAATACAAATTGAAGCTCAAGAGGATTTGTATTTCTTCTCTCGCTATATGTTCAAAGAACGTCGTAAGTATAAGTGGATGCATAACTGGCATCATCGGGTGGTCTGCGATGCACTTATGAAAGTTTTTCGCGGTGAAATAAAACGCTTAATCATTAATATTCCACCACGTTACTCCAAGACTGAATTGGCGGTAATTAATTTTATGGCTTGGTGCTTTGGTAAAGTGCCGGACTGCGAATTTATTCATGTGAGTTACTCTGCCACATTGGCTGCAAATAATGCATTTCAGACTCGTAATCTGGTCCAAGAGCCCGCTTTTAAAAAGATATTTCCCGACCTTATACTACGGGATGATAGTAAGGCTAAGGATGATTGGCGCACTGTTGCTGGTGGTGTGTGCTATGCACAGGGTACGGGCGGAACTATTACAGGTTTTGGTGCTGGCAAGATTAGAGAGTCTTTTGGGGGTGCAATCATTATTGATGACCCTCATAAGGCAAGTGAGGCCAGCTCCGATACCATTCGTAAGAATGTCATTGAGTGGTTCCAGAACACGCTTGAATCAAGGACCAACTCACCAGATACGCCAATTATTGTGATCATGCAGCGACTTCATGAGGAAGATTTAGCCGGCTGGTTGCTTGATGGGGGGAATGGAGAAGAGTGGGAACATCTTTGCCTTCCAGCGATTCAACCCGACGGTTCGGCATTATGGCCAGAGAAACATAGCATAGAACGGCTCAAAGTAATGGAAGACACAGCCCCTTATGTGTTCTCGGGACAATACAGACAATTACCATCACCGCCAGCAGGTGGTTTTTTTAAGCCTGATCGAATTGAAATTGTAGAGACGTTACCGCCTGACATTGTCAAAGAGATACGGGCTTGGGATCTGGCAGCCTCTGAAAATGAAGGTGACTGGACTGCTGGTCCTCGTATGCTAAGAACTAAGAGCAATCAGATTTATATTGTAGATATGGTGCGTGGGAGATGGGGGCCGGAAGGCGTAGAGAATACCCTGAAACAGACTGCACAAATGGACGGTAGGAAGGTCCACATTCGGTTGCCACAAGATCCGGGTCAAGCGGGAAAATCACAGGCTAAAAACTTTATCACCATGTTGTCTGGTTTCAATGTCAAAGCTGAAACTGTATCAGGAGACAAGATTACCCGTGCCCAGCCGTTTGCTGCTCAAGTCAATGTGGGCAATGTGAAAATGCTAAAGGGTGACTGGAATAAGGCCCTGATAGAAGAATTGCGCAACTTTCCAAATGGTAAGCATGACGATCAGGTAGACGGATTAAGTGACGGTTTTAATGAACTAAGTGATCCACCTAAAGAATTTAGAACTCGCAAAATACGTGGCATGGCTTAAACAGTTTGCACCTTTCGAGGTGCTTTTTTTATTGGTGTAAATATGGCAGTTACAGATCAACATCCGCAGTACATTGCGGCAAAGCCAGCATGGCAAATTATGCAGGATGCTGTGGCTGGGGAAGAGGTTATCAAGTTCAGTTCTACAGCATATCTGCCAAAATCAGCTGGCATGATTGAAGCTGAAAAGCAGGGCGATCGAACAGGTGAGATCTACAAAGCTTATCTGGCGCGTGCCCAGTATCCTCTATGGGTACAGGATGCACTGCGCAGTATGATTGGTTTAGTGTCTAAGTTGACACCTGAAATCCAAATTCCGCACCAAAATCTTAAAGAGCTTGAAAACAATGCTACAAATGATGGTTTTGGCCTTAAACAGTTTTTTATCCGGGTCGTAATAGAACTTCTTGAATATGGGCGCTGCGGTATTCTTGTAGATGTAGACGGTAATGGAAAGCCTTACTTTGCAATGTATAACGCACTTTCTATTATTAACTGGAAAGAGAACAATGTTGAAGGCCGGCGAGATTTAAACCTTATAGTGCTTGAGGAGCAATTTGACAATAGTGAAGACGAGTTCAGTCATACTACAAAAACTGTACATCGAGTATTGTCATTGAAGGATGAAGTCTTATCAGTACGCTTGTTTAATGGCGCCACTATTGAAGATAAAACACCTAGTTTGGGTAACAGGAGCATTGGTTTTACTCCCTTCGTGTTTTGTGGAACTGTTGATAATGGGCCAAGTGTTGGAATGACTCCCTTACTCACCATGGCTAAGTCAGCCTTAAAGTATTATCAGCTTTCGGCAGATTACTATCAGTCTTTACATCACACTGCTCATCCCCAACCATGGATTTCTGGCCTAAGTCAGGAAAGTGATATTTCGGTTACAGGGGTCATGGCTGCGTGGGATCTACCAATAGATGCAAAATGTGGTTATCTGGAGATTTCAGGTAATGGAATTCAACTTACTAAGGCCGAAATGGATGCCCAGAAGAATGCTGCGTTAGAAGCGGGTGCCAAGGTAATTGATACAAATGCTCAAGAATCAGGTGAAGCAAGACGTGCAAGACAAGATGATCAGCATGCAAGTCTTCACAGTATTGTTATGTGTGCGGCTGAAGCAATTGAACAGGCATTGAAATATGCAGCAGAGTGGCTGAATCTGCCTTCCAAAGATTATAAATTCGTGGTGAAGGCTGAGTTTGCAGTAAGTGTCTATGACATCAACCTAGCTAAACAGCTTTATGAAGGTGCGCTCGCCGGTAAGAATTCATCCCAGACATATTGGGAGTATCTGGCGACAGGTAAGCTTCCTGAAATTTCCTATGAAGATGAACAGCTTCGAATTGAGCAGGAAAATGAAGGTAAAGCCGCTCTGCCAGTTGAGTAATCGTTATGAATCAACAAGTGTCTATGCTGGATGCTCTAACCCAGCATCAGGCCTACTTGCAGCGTGCCAGTACACAAGCTGTAAGTGAAGTTCTCAAGCCATTTAACAGCAATTCAAACCGAATGCTATCTGAGCTGCGAGACCTGCTTGATGAGCTGTCAGAGAGTGAGAAAAGTGCCCTAGCTGGAGGTCAATATACAACGCCAGCATTGCGTGAGATTCGGGACCTGATTGGTGACTGGTTTACTGCATTAAATGCTGTGTTGCCTGAAGTCTTCGCGGCATCTGCTGTGGCTTTAGCGGTTTATGAGGCTCAGTACATTTATAAGTTGATGGATGAAACAACACCGGAAGTAGACGGTGAAAAGCTGCTTAAAGCTGC